TTTTGTTTTTTGGATACAATATACCACTTTACCGACTATCTGCTTTTCATCGATGGTGCCGATCTGGTAATTTCGCGAATCCATAGAGTCTTCTCAGAGAGTTGAAGAGCTTTATGAGAATGCTGTTGCAGCAATGCGTGAGTATAGTGGAGCTAAAGATGAAGAGTTATAGCGAACTTGCGAGATTTGATAATTACGAGGATCGCCTTAAGTACTTGTTGCTTAATGGAGAAGTTGCTCACGCGACGTTTGGATCGAAGCGCTGGGCGAACCAATCCTTTTACTTATCTCCAGAGTGGAAGGACGCTCGTAGAAAAGCTATACTTAGAGACGAAGGCTGTGACTTAGGCATCGGTGGCCGATATATTTATCAAGGAAACTTGGTCGTACATCATATTGTTCCGATCACGTATGAGGACATAATAGAACGTTCGGATATTGTTCTGTCGTTGGATAACCTCATTTGTGTATCGAAAGAAACACATAGGCTTATACATTATGGCGGTCTACAGCAAAGCAGGTTCGTGCCTATGGAGAGATCTATGTATGATACGTGTCCTTGGAAAAAAATATACGACCTTGATAAAAAGAGCGGGCTAAATAAGCCCACTCTCTTCCGCCAGATAGACGGACTCAACGCCAATCATGAGTGCAAGCCCTACCAACAGGTCTATTGCTACCCCGAACCAAATCGGGGCTGCTCCTCCGGATAGAAGGGCGAGCACAAACATTATGGTATACATAAGTCCTCCTTTATATTCGTCTATACTGCATTATAATGTCTGTAAAAAAATAAAAAGAGCGGGCTAAATGCGCCCACTCTCTCGTGCCCAAATGAGGGTATCTAGTACCACCAAACACGTGATAAGTTCCATTACGTCGATTATTATCCCAAACCAAATTGGTTTTGCGATAAGCATGGATATGATGGTGAACATAACTTTCCTCCTTTATTATAGGCAACTATACTGCATTATAATATCTGTAAAAAAATAAAAAGGGGGTGGCTTTTGCGTGGATAGTATACTTAATTCAATAAAGAAGCTATTAGGTATAGATTCCGACTATACTCCGTTTGATGCAGATTTGATCATTCTAATAAATTCTGCGTTTTCATCCCTTTCTCAAATAGGTGTGATTGACGATGCCGGCTTTAAAATAGAAGACGCATATAACACGTGGGATGAGATACTAGGCGAGGAAACGCTTAACTTAGAGCTGATAAAAACCTATATTTATCTAAAAGTACGTCAGATTTTTGATCCGCCAACGTCTTCGATTGCTGCAAACGCAATAAAGGAAGAACTTGACGAGCTTACGTTTAGGATTTATATGCGAGGAGGTGGCGAATGAATGAAGATTATTTAATGCATTATGGGCGAATAGGAATGAAGTGGGGGCAACATCTTTTTGGCGCTGATCTTTCTAAAAGGATTGGCAGGGCTGCTCCTATACATAGAAGCGAAGTTAAGAGCAGACTAGCTTCCGTTAAAGATAAGCTTGTTAATGCTAAAGAAAAAACAGAAAAGTACATGCATGAAAGGCGGAGCGAACGCCTAGATGATTCTTCTAGAAAAAAAGAGAAAGACATAAACGATATGTCTTTAAACGAGTTAAACGAAAAGATTAAGTTGGAGAGAGCGAAAAACGAGTACCGAGAAGTTACCAAAAAGGATCCGACACTTATGCAAGAGCTGGCAAAAAGCGTGACCGATTCTGTTAAAAATGTGGCGGTTTCTGCCATAACCGAGTATGCCACCGATAAGGTAGAGTCCTATGTTAGACAAAAATTGGGCCTTCCAGAAAAGCAGGCTCCGGCACCTAGGCGGTCTGTTTTAGACGATATTGGGTCTGATCCGTCGTCTTTGAGTTTTCAAGAATTGAGAGAAGCTACTAATAGAGCCAAAATGGAACAAGAGTATCACTCAGTTATGGAGAAACGTTCTCAGTGGCATGGGGAACAAACTAAAGATTCTGAGCAGCAAGGAAGCGGAGAATCTAAATCGGAAACTCCTCCCAAAGCTGAGAAACAGCAACCTGCTGGAGCATCGAGGGAGGAGAAACGCCAAGCAAAGCAACAGGCAAAAGAAGCAAAGCAACAGGCGAAAGCGGCGCGTCGGCAAGAAAAAGAGCAACGTAAAAAAACTAAAGTAACGCGTGAGCAAAAAGCACAAGAAGTTGCCGAGGACACGGCCTCACAGAGAGAAGCGGCAAACTTTGTGAGCAACGTAGTTACGTATAGTACGATTCAAGACGCTATGAATGATATCAATCAAAGGCGAGCTCAAGAGTGGCTCGATGATTAATAATTACGCTTCATAGAGTATGGTGGTTATTATGCTATCCAATACGGCTATTCCTAAGTATTATGGCCGTTTTCGAGAAGCCGTTATTCGTGGAGAGATACCAGTAAATGAAGAGATCTCTATGGAAATGAACCGTATCGATAGCTTAATTAGAGATCCCTCAATATATTATGATGAATCGGCGATGGACGGCTATGTTCGTTTTTGCGAAAACGAGTTAACGCTTGTTGATGGATCGGATTTACATTTACTTGATACGTTTTTGCTATGGGCAGAACAGTTATTCTGTTGGTTTTATTTTGTAAACGCTTCTGTGTACCATCCTTTTCCGGAGGGCGGAGGCGAATACGTTATAGAGAGAAAAAAGAAGCGGCTCGTTAATAAGCAGTATATTATTACTTCGAGAGCTAGTGCAAAGTCGTTATATTGTACGACGATTCATGCTTATTTTTTAGTCGTAGATACTAGCACCACTAACCAAATGACAACGGCACCAACAATGCGACAAGCCGAAGAAGTTACAAATACTTTCTCCACGGCCATTGCCAGAGCCAGAGGCCCATTGTTTAAGTTCTTAACAGAAGGTTCTCTTCAAAACACAACAGGCTCTATGGCTAACCGCAAAAAGTTAGCATCGACGAAAAAGGGAATCGAGAATTTTTTGACAAACTCTCTTTTGGAGATACGTCCCTGGTCGATAGACAAGCTTCAGGGAGCTAGGGTTAAGGTGGCCACAGTTGACGAATGGCTATCTGGAGATATTCGTGAGGATCCTATTGGCGCGATAGAACAGGGCGCCTCTAAGGTTGATGATTATGTCATCATTGCCGTTAGTTCTGAAGGAACTGTCAGAAACGGTGTTGGTGATTCCATTAAAATGGAGCTTCAGTCAATTTTAAGAGGCGATTATGTAAATCCGCACGTGTCTATATGGCACTATAAGCTGGATAACATCGATGAAGTTGGCGATCCTGCCATGTGGGTTAAGGCATGTCCCAACATTGGAAAAACGGTTTCGTATGAGGTGTATCAACGAGATGTCGAGCGCATGGAAAAGAACCCTATCGTTAGAAACGATATTCTAGCAAAGAGGTTCGGCATTCCGTGCGAGGGATACACTTACTTCTTTACATACGAGGAAACTCTCCCGCACAGGCAGAGAGAGTATTGGCAAATGCCTTGCTCGATGGGCGCTGACTTGTCTCGCGGCGATGACTTTTGCGCGTTTACCTTTTTATTTCCTCTTGGGGGAGACGAGTTTGGCGTAAAGACTCGCTGCTATATTACGCAAAAGACTCTTTTGGAACTAACGCCTGCTCTAAGGATAAAGTATGACAGCTTTATTCAAGAAGGCTCGCTCATTATTATGGATGGTGTAATTCTTGACATGATGGAGGTCTACGACGACCTGGATACATACATAGAACAGGTTCAGTATGACGTTCGAAGTTTTGGTTACGATCCATATGGGGCAAAGGCGTTTGTTGAACGATGGTGCGTTGAAAACGGAGATTATGCCGTCGAAAAAGTAGTTCAGGGAGCAAAAACAGAATCCATACCTCTTGGCGAAATCAAAAAACTCTCGGAAGAGAGAAAGCTCATATTTGATCAAGACATTATGTCGTTTACTATGGGCAACTGCATAGCTCTTGTTGACACGAACGCTAATCGAAAATTATACAAGAGAAGGGCCGACCAAAAGATCGATTCCGTTGCAGCTCTCCTTGATGCGTTCGTCGCGTACAAGGCAAATCCCGACGCGTTTGATTGAGGAGGTGATATTATTGGCATTAAGCGATAGATTATCGCGTGCGTGGAATGCGTTTCGCAAATACGATCAAAAAAAGTATATGGACGTTGGACCGTCGTCCTCTTATCGTCCAGACAAACGATATTCTGTTAACTTTAATGGCCGAACTATAATTTCATCTATCTACACGCGAATCAGCATCGACGTGGCTTCTCTGAATTTTATTCATGCAAGGGTGGATTCAGAAAACGGGATGTATTCTGAAACAATTGACTCGGCGCTCAACAAATGCATGAACATGGAAGCCAATATCGATCAGTCATATTTTGATTTTTGGCTAGATGTCGTTGGATCTTTACTCGACGAGGGATGCATAGCTGTTGTTCCGGTAGATACATCCTTAGATCCAGACTCTACGGGTTCGTATGATATCCTCACTATGCGCGTCGGTAAGATTGTTGAATGGAGCCCAGAAAACGTTAAGGTGCGATTGTTCAATAGTGATAAAGCTCTCTATGAGGACATATGGGTCAACAAACGCACCACGGCTATAATAACAAATCCGTTTTATTCGGTAATGAATGAAACGAATTCTACGTTACAAAGGCTAGTTGACAAGCTAGCATTGCTGGATTACGTTGACGGTCAGTCAGGATCTGGTAAGTTAGATCTTATAATTCAGCTTCCGTATGTGATTAAGCCAGGGATGCGCGAAGATAAAGCTGAGGCACGACGTAAATCAATAGAGATGCAGCTTTCTAATTCGAAGTATGGCGTAGCTTATATTGATTCTACCGAACGAGTAACTCAGTTGAATCGACCTGTTGAGAACAATCTCGCAGCGAGCATTGAAGATCTAACAAGGACTTTGTATAACCAGCTAGGAATGACTGAGAGTATTTTCGACGGAACTGCGTCGGATCAAGTTTTGCTTAATTACTATAACCAAACGATTTGCCCAATAGCTACGGCTATCGTTAGCGAGATGACTAGGAAGTTCCTGACCAAGACCGCTAGAACTCAAGGTCAAACAGTCATGTTTCTTAGAGATCCTTTTAAGATCGTTCCCATTAGTCAGCTAGCAGAAATAGCTGATAAATTCACAAGGAACGAAGTGCTTTCAAGCAACGAGGTTCGTCGAATAATAGGATTCAAGCCGAGCGACGATCCTAAGGCAGATGAGCTCAGAAACAAGAATCTTAGCGAGAGTTCTGTTGAAATTGAGGCTGAGGAGCAAGCTTCGTCTGGCGGTCAAGAATCCGACG